TTTGGAGTACCAGGTAACGCTGCTAGTTCCGGTGCGCCCGCAGGCTCAAATCTTGCGAATAATACACAATTTTGTATTAACTACGACGACACCGTTAAGAATGATACAACAGTTCACAATCCTTTAGTACGTATTGTTGAAGGCGGTGAGTTCACAATCAGTTGGTGGATGTACATCAGCACATGGGATGCTGGAACATCCGGTGTCATCAAACCTGTTCTCACCATCACCGATCCTCAGGTCACAAGTGGCACTGCTGGAAACCCTGCTTACTTGATGGTTGCTTTCCTCTACCCTTCCACCAACATGCTCGGTATCCGTTTCACAACACGTAATGTTGACAGCAATGAACTTACATTCTTAAGCAACTTGACCGGCAATGCTATGAATGCCTCCACTGCCATCCAGACATTTGGTAACTTGACCAGCACTCCAGTATGTGATATTAATGACGTAGATATGCAGCGCTGGATTAACTTCACCTGCGTAGTCAGTGGTCGTATATTGGATGTATACTACGATGGCAAACTCAACCGCTCTTGCGTTCTTCCGGGCAACGTTCTCGGTTCCGCACCAGGCAGCGGTAATCAGTATGTCCGCACCTCTGTAAACGGCGGTTTCAACGGTTACCTCAACGGTGTATTCTTCTCCGCTGCTGCTCTAACCCCGGACCGTATCTACGGTCTCTACCAGTCTGGACCACAGGGTACTACAAGCATTGTTCGTGCTCTCTTCAACCAATTTGGTATTCACTTAGATTACCGTGGTGGCGGCAATTTTAGCCAGTACTTATAAATCTAACATTTTAGGGATTCTCCATTTATAAAACCAGTTATAAATAGAGGAAATGGATTCTGTGACCGGATTTTTATCAGGCGATGGCTTAATTCCACAACTTGCGATTGTTATTCTAACGATGATTGGATTACAGGTTGTAATGGGTCTTATTGAACAGGTAAATTCGTTCTTAACCAAGTTGGACCGTCAGGCCGTTGTACTTTTTGATAATAGTACCGCTATGTCTGTAAGTATTCCACAGGGCCCTAATACCGGCTTACCTGTTCTTTACAACAGTCGCGACGAACAGCAGGGTTCCGCATTCTCGTACTCAATGTTCATCTTTATCCACCCCGATACATTTGAGGTACAGAACCCTGTAACCGACCAGTGTGGTAATACAACAGGACCCGGTTCTGCTAAAGGAAACTCAACAGTAAAACTCAAGCATATCTTCCACAAGGGAAGTGATGTCGGTTTCCCGAATCTCGCCCCCGCCGTCTTTGTTGAAAGCAAGGCAAACAACCTCCGTATCTACATGAATACTATTAACAGCTGGGATAACTATGTAACTGTATCAAACATTCCAGTTGGTAAGTGGTTCCACCTTGTCATCTTACTCAAGGGTGTCAATCTTGACGTTTATGTCAACGGTAACATCGCTGTTCGTATGAAATTGGCTACTGTACCTCGTCTCAACTCAGGTGGTGTATATGTAATGAAAAACATGTACTTCCCTGACCAGACCGGTTACGATCCTACACTCTTCTCCGACTACACAGTTGTTGGACCAATGAAGGGTATGGTAAGCCGTCTCAAGTACTTTGCCTACGCCCTCAACTACTCCCACATTGATGCCTTGTATCGTGAACGTGCCAATACCAGCTCGGTTGTTGCGCCATCAACCGACCCCAACGCCAATCAGCCACCCTACTTCTGGGACGACTGGTGGGTCAATAAATATTAAACAATCGGTATATGTTGATTGTTTACAAAATGGTTTTTCCATGCGTAATACAAACGCATAGAAAGAGCAATAAAATCCAGGACAAGAATGGGTCCATAATTAATAAGGAGCGCATCGTTATAATTAAGGATTGCGTAAGCGAAGGCAAATGTTGTTGCGATTAGGATGACCACCTTTTCTGGAACATTCCAAATATTCGCATTTTTATTTTAATAGTTCGCATATAATTCAGGTATGTAGCATATAATATATAATATTGATGCTACATTCATAAGATATTCATACTCCATTAATTTCTTAAACTCGGTTTTATAATAAACGTTATAATCAATTTTGAACTTAACGAGCAAACTTGAGACCGCCCAAGCCGCTGCTTATCTCCAAGAAATTCAATGTCTCCACAAACGTGTAAAGATTGTATGTATAACCGGCTAAGTAAGGAATTGGCGCTACATCAACATCCATTTCCAGACGGTCAATACGACTTGTATTAAGTGTGCCAGATGGCTGTTCAACCGATGATCCATTAAGTGAGAAACTATAAACACTGATTGGCCACATCTCGTACTGAGACGCTTCACCCAACGCAACGACCGCTGTAGAGCCTCCACTCATATAACGGAATGGAACGTATTTACTAAAATAATCGCTATCCTGGCTGTCAAACAATGGATTACCGTTCGCCGTAATGAAAACGTTGAGAAGAATCTCACGCTGTAAACCGGCCAAATTGATGCCTGAGCGTCCTATTGGGGCACTGATGGCGCCAGGATATGGTACAGGTGAAAAGTAGGGCTGGATTCCTAACGAATTTGCGTTGATACATACCGAGTTTGGGTAGGAATAGTACGGTGTTGGAGTTACGAAGGGACGATTTGTACCCAGCGTATACATCCAGTTTGTGAGATTTATGTTTTGATTTCTATATGTGAGAGCGTCGCTGCGCCGCGCGAAATAGACTAGACGTGTCGCCACATTATGTACATCTAACCTGTACGTATTCCTCGTCGTTATACCGTAAAAGGTGAATAGTTGGACTTGGCGAATATTATAGCGGAGGGTCTTACTCGTAAACATCAAACGAACATCGTCTTGTAAAAATGTATACGTCGCTTCCAGCGTGGCATTGAGAGGCCAGCCGTCCAGCAACGGCACCGCACCACTGATATCGGTCAAAAAATATTTCATTGAACCGCTTAAGTCGGTACTTCCTCCATATAAATCGGTGAGACTGAGAGGAATGTTTCCGTACAACTTTTGATTCCATATCTGTGTGTATAAGTCGGTAGAGGTTCCGTTAGGTAAATAATTGGGCGCAAGAGTTTGAACTCCTGGACGTACCCTGGCTCCTGACAAATCAAGTACGGTGTATAAATCGCGAATGGGTCTTAATTGAATCGTCACCTCGCTGTCGTGATACTGTAGAGCAACAAGGGGCAGGGCATTTTCTGGGAAATCGCTGAACCATAGACCCAACGGAATGCGTAGGATGCGACCTGGGATGGATGGTGCGTTGTTTTGCGTTGGGACTGGATTGTATTCAGTTCCTCGCCAACTGATGACATTTGGATAACCTTGTCCAGGAGGAACAGTTGGATCTGCGTACACACCATTTGCGGGGTCAAAACATTCTGGAACATCGCCAACCATCACTCGCCATTTTGAATAATCGTCGCTATCAAAATCCAGGGCTGCGCGGGCCGAAATCCAGTCGCTGGTGAACTGCTGTATAATCTGGCCACCAATCGTAAAAGTAATGGTATCAATCATTCGTACACCGATTTGCCGGACCCAGGCGAATTCGTAGGCTCTGTCCACAGTGAATTCTTGATTGCCGTTGGCGTCTAGAATTGGATTTCCATACTGGTCAACCGCCGGTCTCAAATACGCCTTACTGAAAATATCGGGCAAAGTGATACGTAATGTCAAATCGCTCAGGAGGTCGCCTTGACGGGGTATCTTTGTTTTGAGCAGAATCGGCGCATCGGTGAGCAGTAAGTTTGGGCCATCCAGTGTGATTTGAATCGGCTCCTGGGAAAAGTGTGTATAGCGTTCAAACGATTTATAAAAATAAGTCGTCTGCGGATTTCCATTGAGAATTACATTCTCATTTCCGTAACAAACTAATGACAGTAAGCCGCCCGGCATATCTACTGGGGCTAGGATAATTCGTAAGCACTAAAAGACGCACATATCATAGAGGATTATGTCAGCCAATTTCGCTGCCAACAACTTAGAATATACACCACCCGTTTCTTCAATAAGTATCTTGATTGGAATCGTTGTCGTTGTTTTGCTCGGTGTCGGGGCTACTGTAGCATTTCATTATTATCAGTTACATGAAAGTCCTTGGTGGGCAGAGCGTGCGAAAGCGAATAATGCGCTCTGGGATTGGCTTGATGCCTTTCGCAGTGCCCCCTCGTTTGGACAGTACGGTGCCATTAAAGAGGTCCCAAGCGGTTTTCAGTTGAACGCACCGGTTCCAACAAAAGAGGGTTCTTCCCCTTTTACGACTCCCCAAGCATCTTCCCCTTCGCCGCCACCGGTCGCCTGGTGCTTCGTTGGTGAAGACTTAACGGGTCGTTATTGCGTCAAAGTACCCTCTGCTGCTAGTTGCGATAGAACACGTGTCTATAATTCCCAGCAAGATTGTGAACTTCAGGGCGCCAATGCCTTACCCTCAGGTGTTGTAAACCCCCACGATGGACGAAAAATGTCGCCCCTCAGTTCGGCACTCTTGGCACCCTAAGTGCGTCGTTGCCTTATAAATAACATTACCTGTAATCAATAGGAATGAGCGAACTTTTGAGCCAGTTACAAAATAATATTATGTATCAGCTTCACACGGCAACCTATAATCCCGATGCTGAACAGTTTGCTGCTCAAAAGAAACAACAAGCGGAAGAGGCTTTGAAATTGAAAAATGAGACGAAGGATATTAGTGGAGCCGATATAAGTGGTGCCAAAGTTGGTGACGCCGACATCAGCGGTGTTATGTGTTTCGGTACATCGGTACAACTCAGTCCCACTAATTTTTTTAGAGCGGATATATTTGATGCTTATCTCAAAGATTTTGCGAAAAATCCGTCTAAATTGAAAAATGCGAGTTTCGCAACGTTAGATGCTGCGAAGTCTGCCGTTCAAAAACGTACTGATGTCACTGGAATATTAGAAACGAAGGAAGGTGTGTATCTCTATACTGACGACCCAACTTTGACAAATACCATAGATCCAATTTACGTAGATACTTTAGTAATTGCGAATAATAAACCTACTTTTATTCCTGTTATGAGTTGTGATGCTATGGCTCAACTGGAAGAGAGAAAGACCTTTAGTGTTGGCCGAATGTTTAAAAATGCTATTAGTACCACCACACGAATAGTTTTAATCTTTCTGTTGCTTTCATTTGCTATTTTAGGCTCGTCTCTTGCCACCAACATAAACGTATATCGTGATTTTCCATACCGTGTCCTCTACGCACTTTACGGCTTTTTCTTCT